AATTGGCATTATGAGTAGCAGTTGCAACACCAACTAAACTCTCATCCCAAACATCAGTCTCCTTACCATACTGGAAGGTATTAAAGAAAACTGTTTGGAAAGGAGCAACCTTTAGTCTGTTATTGTCAGAAAACTGAGGTCTCCAGTCTGTCTGGTTTCCCCAATGGTCGGCAATATTGAATACCTCAAAAAGAGTTCTTTCTTGGTTTAGAAAGTCCTGTGTGTTCTTATTCCACTGAGCCATTATTCACTCCAACTTAATCTTTCTGGACGATATCTTTGAGAACTCTTGATATTTACTGAACTTTGAGATGCTGGATAAATTTGATGAACAACGGCACCAGGATACTCCCCCTGAAGTTGTTCTGCTAGTTCATTTTTGGAAGGCATAGAACCTTCAATCTCCATTCTATATATTTTACCTTCCCAGACCACATCAGCGAAATAAGATTCGCTTGCTTGCTCTGATGAAGACCCCCCTACATTAAGGGTGCCATTGAAATCACCATTGATGGTGATACTTTCGGATAAAAACTGTTCGAAACTTTTCATATCAGCAATTCCAGGCTCTGAGGGACTTATTGATTCTGCTATTGGGGTCGTTAGCAGTTTTCTTTGAGGTAAGTTTTTTCTTCATACCTTTCATTCTTGCACAGAATGAAGCACGACGCTTATTACCAACCTTCTTTGAAGGTGCTTTTAGGTCACTACCAGGATTTTCTCTTTCATAAGACTTGCGTCCTTTTTCGTTTAATCCACCCTTTTTGTTTTGTCCTTCTTTTCTGGTCCATGCAGCACCTTCAGCAAGTTCTTCTCTCCAGTTAGAAAATTCTTCTTTCTTTACGCAGCGGTTATAAGTCTTACCGAAGAGTTTTTGAGTGCCCTTCTTCTCATAACCTTTCCAGCACTTCTTTGCTTCATTGACTACAAGAGGTTCTGCTTTAATCAAATCTACAGTTTCAATCTCAAGTGCTTTGAAATCGTCTCTCCAGTTTGAAAATTCAAAACCTTCTTTTCTGGTTGAATTGCCCCAGTTAGCAGCACCAACCTTACGACACTTGACTAATGCGCCAGAAGCATATGCACTTGGCCAAACAGAATATCGTGACTTGACCTTATGGTAGCAAGCATCTTTCTTACCACTACCCTTACCTTTTACATCTCTTGCTTCTTGCATTTCAAAACCCTCTCTATAATCTCCTGATTTGTGCTTTTTATAATCTTTCTTATCTGTGAAAGTTCTTACCATTGTTGGTGCGGCACCACTACTCTTTTGTTGCTGACCTGGGTCTTTTCTACTCTTGCGTGCATCAGCACTTCTAATCTTCTTCTTACCTTCTTCAGTCTTCTTCAGACCAGCAAGTCTTCTGGATGAGTAGCACTTAGGTGTCTTTGTTTCGCCAGGCTCATTGGCACATGGAGACCCATCAGACTGCACCCAACCTGGTTTGCCATCTTTTGATTTTGACTTACCAAACCAGTTATGAAGAGTGCCACCCTTCTTTTTCTTCTCTTCTAAAAACTCACCTTCTGGTTCAAAAGATTGAGTATCTACTGACTTTATTTGAGATGGAAAAACATGAAATGGTGCAGGATTTTTTTTGTATTCTTTTGTTTGTTTGATTGTATCAATTGCCGTTTTAATATTACCATTTTTTAATCTTACTGCTTCAGAAACATCATCACCATTAGTCATATAAGAAGCAGCAGCATCAGTATGATGCTCAGTATCAGTCAGTTTTGCCTGTACCCATGCAGGAAGATTGTCTGAATCGGATTTTTTTGCAAGAACTCTTGCTACCTTTTTAAGGTTATCAATAGACTTTTTGACTTGCGTTTTTGCCATTGATACTTCATGATCTTGTTTTTCTTTTCCTTCATTCATTTTCTTTTTGCGTCCTTGACAATGAGCACGCTGAGAGAATCCTTTTGGATTATCGCAGTTGATTGACTTTTTATACTTATTCGACCATCCTTCACTTACTGACCCACCATTACCACCGTCTCCATTACCATTTCCATTTTTAGGAGTTTCAGTAGACTCTTCACTACCGTTTTTCTCATCATGCTCACTGTCTTTCATCAAACGACCTGATCCCATGACATGATGCCCAGCAGGAATTTTCTTACACCTCTTGGAGGTGAAGCAATAGTAATATCCCTTTTTACAGGTCTTTGCCATTATTATTCTGAAGTCTTATTATTATTTAGAAAACCTTGCTTCAGTAGTTTTTGTAACTCTGTTGTTGACCCAACAAATACTGCATTGTTGGTAACAGTACTTGGACCCTTGTTACCAACATCCTCTTCTACATCTTTCAGTTTCTTCTGTAAGTCAATTAATTTATCTGTGGTATCTGCTACACTCTTGATTAACTGACCTGCAACTTCATATGCTCTTGGACTTCCACCTTCACCTGCTAATTCCATGATGCCATTGATTGCTTCCTGTCCTTTTTCAATCAATGAATATAAATTTGCTCTTGTATACTCATAGTCTTTTGATATGTCAGTCTTTTGCTCAGGTTTTGTAATACTCTTTGGAGTATCATCAACCTCAACAATGCTGCTCTCTACATTTAGAGCATCATCAATAGCATCAAATTCAGACATAAGTATCAAATATCAGTTTGTTGTGTAGGACTGTAAGACTTGGAATCACCAAGATATTCCCATGTCTCACTAAATCCAAAGTCATCATCTGGGTCTGCGTTAACAGGGTCTGGTGTGACTGTATATCTCATTTCTCTCTTAGCAGTTGTCCTATCAGTATCTGCATAATTATCGACAATAACCTTACGGATAAGACCCTCTGGGTTGTCTGCGATAGGACCAAAGAGATAAGTTTTTGCAGTAAACTGTAATCTATATATCAAGGCTCTTCTTGTGGAAAAATCTCCTTCATAGTCGTCTTGAAATGATACGCTATTTAAGACGATTGGAATATCTCTTTTTTCACCGATAGATTCGACCAAATCAACTGTTAAATTAAATGCTGGTTGGAAGTTTGGAAGAATCTGCTCAACAATTTGCAGAGCGTCATCATTCAACTTACACAAAATAGATAATTCAAATCCAATGTTATATGGCACAGGCATGAATACTTTTTTCATTGTATTACCATCAACTGCTCTGAAAGTCTGAGTAACTCCAGTTTTTCTTGATGCGTCATAATCAATAGATGTCATCTCAAATGACATCCTAGGTAATGTAATTTGGATAGGTTTATTTAAATCTGCTTGTTGCTCAAGTTTTGCCAGAAACTTTTGAGTTGGTCCATATGCCAATGGAACTCTCATGTCACTAATGACTTTGGTTTCATCTTTATGTTTAATGTGGATATCATTAAAAAGAGTGCCAAAGGCAATAATTGTCTTTCTAATGATTTCGTGATAGTGATAAGTTCCTAACATTAATAGTTACCAAAAGGATTTGATTCTGTAAAGTCGAGTATATTGTCTGCTTCAAACTCGATTTGATCATTTTGACTGTATTTATCAATAGTTGTGTTTGCTATTGATACATTAATTTCATATTTTGCATCAGATTTCGCACCAGTAATTAACTCACCTGGATAGAAAGTACCAGATGTGATGCCAACCTGCAAAGTATTTGTACTCTTCACCCATCTCTTAACTCTTGCTGTTGCACCAGATCTAGAACCAGTAACAACTTCATTTCTCCAGAATGTACCAATACCAGTGGTAGCAGCAGCACCAATTGTTACTGTTGGTGTGGTTGTATATCCATCACCTGGATTAATTACATAAATGTTGGATATTGTGCCAGCAGCACTTACGACAGCTCTTCCGATTGCAGTAGTACCAGATCCAGGACCAGCAACTGTTACCAAAGGAGCAGTAGAGTATCCTGCACCACCACCAGTTACAACAATAGAAATCACACCACTAGAAGAAGTATTAATACCACATGTAGCAGCAGCACCAGTGCCACCACCACCACTAATTGTAATTGTTGGTGCTACAGTATATCCAGCACCAGCATTTGTTATTAGAATTTCTTTAATTGAAGTTACTTTATTTCTTGTGGTTGTTATTGCAACTGCTGTTGCATCTACTCCACCAGATGGTGCTGTTGTTATTGCAACCGTTGGTGTGCTGGTATATCCGGACCCATCATTGTCTAAGAAAATTCTTCTAATATATCCAGTATTGATAGTGGCGGAAGCATTTGCTACTGTTCCACTAGAGAATAGTGTAAGGTCTACAATATAACCAGTTTGGTCAAGGACATCACTGATTTCATCAACAGTAGTATCAATAACCTCGTCCTCATATTCAAAGAGCTCACATTTCAGTTCATAAACGTAGTTTTTACCTAGTTGGTAAAAAGGTTGCTCATGCTCTACAAATTTTACTTCAAATATTCTTTGACCCAGTGGAAAATAAATTAAATCTCCTTCTCTAGGTCTAGAAGAGACTTCAATTTCATCATCTTCCATACCATTAAGAAATGGTGAAATAAAGTCTTCAAATCTTTCCTTTGAAATAGTTAAAGATAACTCATCTCTAATACTAACACCAAACTTTGTCATGATATCACCAGCACCACTATAACCATCAAAGTTATTAATGTATGCTTCCAACAAAAAGTTATCATCAAAAGTCGATGATTGTATCTCCTCAATAATAGTTTGTTTTCTTACAAACTTTCTTGGGATATATGTTACTTCTACACCATAAATCTTGAGTTGCTCGTTAATCAACTCCTGTACAAGTCGTTGCTCTCCGTAAGAGCCTTGTAGAAAAAAGGGATTTAATGCCATTATCCAATAAAGTCGTAAGGAGGAAGTTCATAATCCATAGACATTCTTGATTGAATGTCTGCTAATTCTTTTTCAGCATCATCATATATTTGTCTACCATTCAACTCAATACCACCAGGGAGTTTAACTCCATTAAACTTGATGAGATTTTGTCCCCACTGTCTCTTAATGAGAGCAGTCAAGTATTTCTTTAAGAAACTATCATTATATACTCCAGTGAATGTGTTGGGGTCTAAAATTCTATAGCAATCAATAACTATATAATCCCCAACATTTTGTGCTTTCCAATCAATATCTAGATATAATCTATCCTGTCTCTTATTAAATCTAACTTGCTTATCTGTGGTCAATAAATGGTCAATATCTTCCAGATACGACTTAACCATCGCATATTGAAGAAGTTCTACTGAGTTAAAATAATATAAGTCGTTTAAGAATAACTGATATTTGATACTAAACATACCACCAGATATTGCACTGGTATCAAATCTAAAAATCTTTTCAATTCCAATTACAGAATCTGGAATTTGAATGAAATTTGATGTTTCGTAAAAGTTTGATGTTGTTGTACCATATCCAGCGATAGAAGTTGATGTTGCACTTGTAGTTACAATACCAACTCCATTAGTATTTCTACCTCTACCTCTATCAATGTCTTCTTGACTAATTTGATACTTTAAATACATCCTTTCGACACCATCAAAGTGTCTTTCTTGGAAATACTGAAGAGCATCATCAACCAAATCATCAATCTGGTCGTCGTCTACATTAATTTCCAATACTGGAGCACCTAAACGCCTAAGACAATAGTCAATTAGTTCTTGGCGTGTTGATGGTTTTGCCATTAGAATTCCTCAGAAGATGAATTATCTGTTTTTGTAGTTTTTCTAGTATTTTTTGCTTTTAATTTTTCAATCTCCTCCTTTTGCTCATTGACTTTATTTGTCAATGCTTCAATCAACTGATTTGAACTCATCAGTCTTGCTTCAAGAGCAACTGTTTGTGCAAAAAAATCGGAAGATTTTTGTTGATAAACTGTAATAAAATTTTTATAATCGTTTTCAGTCATATCAAGATACAAAAAGAGGTAGGATTGCTCCTACCCATATTTATAAGTTATTCGTTATTTATCAGAATGATCCAGCATCAATCGTGATATTCTCAAGGAATCTTTCGGATCCTGTGCAAGAAATAACTTGGGATTGACCAGCACAATCATTGACCCAAAGTGCTCCTATTTCAAGAGCGGCATATGCTGCAGCAGTTAATACGCTTGAAGATTCTGATACTTGAGAAGCAATAGCAACTCTTGTTACTGAGTCGTCCCAATAGACAGCAGCTTTTCTAGCAGCAGTATCAAAGTAATGTAAAATAAGACCAACATCAATGTTTGCATCTGCAGTTGGTGGTACAAGACTTCCACCACTGTTAATCAGACCAACTTCAATCAGACTATCTTCAACTAGAAGTGTTTCTGTGTTTACCTCAGTTTGAGATCCTAATACAGTCAGTTTTCCGCTAACTGTGAGGTCACTAGCAATTCCAACATTACCATTACCATCAGTAATAGTAATTGAAGTTGTACCGTCTTTTGCTTTGACGTTTGTTACTTCAACTGTAGTAACATCAATTGTGTTAACAACAGTAAGGACATTACTATTGAATGTTAAATTGCCACCACTATCATTAACTGCTCCAGCTGCACCTGCAACAAGGACATCAAACTGAGTTAAATCTGCCTGTGATAATGTATTTCCTGAAGTAACATTCAGATTATCATCAACAGTAACTGTGCCACCATTAGAATCAAGTGTTAAGTTACCAGTCGATGTATCAATTTCATTATCACCACTAACTCCAATCTGGATGTTGTCAATTGTGGCTCCACCATTCGCATCAATAGCGCCCGTGAATGTGGATACACCAGTAACACTTAATTGGTCATCAACGATAACAGTACCACCAGCAGAATCTAATGTAAGATTTCCAGTAGAAGTGTCAATCTCATTATTATCGCTAATACCAATTTGAATATTGTCAATGGTTGCTCCACCATTGAAGTCTGCAACCCCAGTGAATGTTGAAACTCCAGTTACACTTAACTGGTCATCAACGATAACTGTTCCAGCAGCAGAATCAAGTGTTAGATTTCCAGATGAAGTGTCAATCTCAGAAGCGCCGCTAATTCCAATCTGAATAGCATCAGCAACTGCACCTGTAGCAAACGTACCTACACCAGCAAAGTTTGCATGTCTCCATCTCTTTGGATCCGTGCCTTGACCGATATCAAATGTATTGTCAACATTTGGAATCAGATTTGATACAAATTCACCAGCGACATTAATATCATCGGTGTCTGCATCACCAAGATTAATTGTGCCGCCACGGAAAGTTACAACACCAATAAACTCTGATGTTCCACCAACAAACAAGTTTCCGGTGATAGTGGTAGCACCACCAACACTCAAATTCTTTTCAATACCAACTCCACCTTCTACTACAACAGCACCCGTGTCTTTATCAGTAGATTGAGTTGTATTACTAAAAGTGACGATACCAGCAAAATCAACTGCGCTAGCATTGACATCCAAATTAGTATCACCAATAGTAGTGATACCAGTTAGATTGGCATTATTAAATGTAGGATTGTCAATTTGAGTAGACCATTCTAAAGTACCGCTACCATTGGTCTTTAAGAATGCTCCGTTTGTTGGAGTTGCTGGGAAAGTATAAGTAGTAATTCCAGATAGCGATGCTGGAGATGCAAGAGTTATAAAATCAGTGCCACTGGTGCTCTCTACAAGATTAACACCACTACCTAAAGATGCTGTTTCTCGTGTCCAGTATCTATGTGATCCAACAAACTTATTGTTTGCTAATACGTTATCTAAACCAACATATAAATCAAACTTGTCAGTCGTAAAACCAGGCTCACCTGCTTTCAACGCTGGCAGATTACTAAAGGCACCTCTTTTAAACTGTAATACAGGAGTCGCCATTTCTAACTACTTTTCCTTTTATACTTATTTAGTTGATTTATTTCTTTCTGTTACCACTCACCAAAATCAACTTCATCATCCTCTACACCATCAACCAAATCGACAACATCTGCAGGAGTAACATGAATATATTTGCCAGTTGCTGAATCAAACATTAAAATAGTATTATCTGCTCTAGCATCACTATTAACATCTGTTGAAGCTGCAATAGAAAATGCTCCAGCTTTGTTTGATGCTACTATCTTAACACCTTGTCTTTGACCTACTCTAACTCTAATGTTTGACATTAGCGAGTTGCTCCTTGACTTACGATTACCATACCTTCAACAACACGATCTCTAACACCAGAATTGTCAGTCAATAAAACATCATAAACATAGCGTCCAGGTTTAAGTGATGCTGTTTGTGTTGTGCTGAGTCCAATCGTTACAACACCACCAGCAGCTGATGCTATAGTGCTGGTAAATGTTGTCACTCCAGTTGCACTTCCTGGATGCTTTCTCATTTCAGATTTGATAGTATAGTTACTCAAATCTATAACGGAATTCGTGTTTATATTCTCCAAAGTAAAACTTTGGTTGAAAGTGGTTCCAGTGTTAATGACAATATTACTAACGTAGACCGCCATTTTATAAGGGTATCTTTGGAACTATTTATGTCAAACCAGAATCAAGACGACCAAAACTGCCGACAACTTCTTGTTGTTTCAAATAAAGTTTGCAATAAGATTTTGCACAATTTCTCAATTCGTCAATATTCAATTCATCAATGAGCCTTGAATGTTTTTCGTATTCAAACATTCTGGTCATTGTTTCTAGTTGAATCGTGTCTGGGTCCATTGATGATCTCCATAAGTAGGGATTTGATTTCACTAATATCGTTTTTTAGACCGTCTATTTCTTCTCTCTGCTTTTTCCTTTCAGACCTCATTCTAATGTATTCATTATATTGGTGTGTATCAGTATTTACAATAGCACCTGAATCTTCACGAAACAGGTGCTTATGACCTTCAACTCTCATCATGCCAGTGCAATCACCCTCAGGTCTCTAAATTTAGGAGCATACGCTTCATTGCTTCCACTTGCAACAATCTTAATTCTAAATCCAGTGAATTGCTCCAATTCATCAACACTAAACTGATATTCAGAGAATTCACCATCTCTATTCGGTGAAACAAAAGCGTCAGCTCTACCACTATTTTTGGTAACATCTATAATTGTATCACCATAACCATCATCATCAGTATCACGCAGATTATCATAACCAGGGAATAATTCAAATGCTTGCTCAACACCAGTAGAATCTACTCTAAAGAGTTGATAAAGAACTCTGAAGTCTGCGGAAGAGTGTCTATAAGCAGAAAGCAATACCTTGAGAGATGTTGCTGGTTGCTGCAGAGAAACTTTTTGGGAAACATATACTGCAGAATGTGGGTCACCTTCAACAAGATTTACATTTCCATCAGTTGCATAATCACTAATTGGAGAATTCAATCTATTTCTACCATAGACTATGGTAGCATTTTGAGTATCAATAACTGGTGAAAGGTTGGGATCTGAGGAATTCAGATTAACACCAATTGTAAACGACTTATTCTTTGGAAGGTCTGTAAGTCTTGTAGTTTCATTTCTTTCTGAAGCAACAAGTCTTGTTGATGTTAATTCATTTTGACTGTTGATTTCAACCGACTCATAACCTTGGTCGATGAATGAAACTTCAGCGCCACCTGCACTGGTGCCAGAGACAGATCTGATTTGTGCTGAAACAGTTGTGGTTTCACCTGGAGTAATAACATTAAACTGCGGAAGAATTGTATTATATTGGACATTTCTGGAAGCGGAAGCACTCTTACCACCAACAGAGTTTTCATTAGTGAAACTCAGTTGAGTATCACCAGTCGCCCTAGATCCGCGTCCAACCTGAATGTAATACTTATCAAGGTCTGCAGATGCTTTGAGTGTTGCATCTGTTGGAAGACTGTGATTGGTATTAATTCTTGTGAGTGAAATGCCATTTAATTCATATGGATAAACTTTATCACCAATGATATGTGCTCTGGTAATTGAATTATCAATTCCTCTTGTACCAATTCCCAAAGTTCCAGCACCACCACTACCAGCGGTAATGCTGTTATAGAAAATAATTTCATTGTTTACTTTCAGATATCCACTAGATGTGGAGATACCTTCGAATGTTGCAAACAAGGAAGTATTTGCTACTGAAATTGTAGTATCATTAATACCGAGTGCGGCATCTAATGTTGTTGGAATAGTATTGGGGTCAATATTTGCAAGTGTGATAACATTGTTATCAGCGTGCATTCCGTGATTATACTGAGTAACTTCAATAACTCTACCATCATACAGAGAGTTAATAGTTGCTGATGATGTAATATCTGTATTTGCAAAGGAGACTGCAGTTAGTCCATTATAGACAACCAAGTCTTGTCCAACAGTTAACTCTTCACCTTGGACATTTGTAAGATACAGTGTATCAAATCCATTAATGGCTTCTACTGAAATTTGAGCACCAGTTCCTTTTACAACACTGCTGGTAGTAATTCCAAGAATGTCACCAACGACATACCCATTACCTGCAGTTGTTACAGTTGGAGTGCCAGATAGTTGACCACCAGAGAATGTTACCGTTGCCTGAGCACCGCTACCAGATCCAGTAATTGTATAAAGTGGGACTATTGTGAAAGTGCCATCGCTATATCCAGCACCAACTCTTGAATTTGTCACCGTATTTACTCTACCACCAACCTGCTCAATGTATCCATGAGGACCTGTAGCAGAGGTTGTATCACTAACCTTTCTACCAACAACGAGAGTTGAGTTGAGAGTAGTTGTAGTTGTAATACCAACTTTTAACTTTCTTGGTAAAGTTCTGATTGCATCACTATCAAGTCTAGAAGATGCATCATTAGTATCAAGAGTTGGATTGTAGAAGTATGCAGTTCCAGTAGTGCTTGTGAAGTTTGCCTTGTAAAGTTTAAACTTCAGGTCTTCAAACTGGTTTGGTGTCCAGATTGTGCCATTCTGAGACTTAAAGAGACTTCCGCCAATATACTGCTTGGTAACAATAACACTTTCGGCATCTGGAAGTGTAGTTGTATTTACAGTCTTTTCACCCATTCTAGCAATCCAAGTTTCATAGTTATTAGATGCTGGTGACAGAATTACCAATGCATACTCAGTATCTGGTTGCAGATAAACTGGTGATGGGAAAGTAACTTTAGTTGCTACGGATCCATCTGTAGAGGTGTTAATCTGAGATGGAGCAAGAGTAACTCTTGCGTAGTCTTCTACCAACTGACTGGTTGGTGTGCCCAACTCAACAGTTCTTAATTCTACAGTTACCTTTTCATTTTCATCCTTATTTGCAAAATACAAATCAACGGATGTTAAGAATGCACCAGTTTCATCGACAGTGAATGTCTGTGCTAGTGGGTCCTTTCCGCCTCCACGAGCAGGTGCTGCTGGTGGCGGTGGTGGTGGGGGAGGTCTTCTTACAATTACTCTAGTCTGTCTGTAGGTATCTACAATTCCGCTTGTATTATAGGTTGTTTCACCACTACTAATCAGGAGACTACCTGGAAGTGGAGCAGCATTTGTTGAGCTTGAGGTTAACTTGAAGGTCTTAGATCCAGTTGTAAATCTGAGAGGTGGTAATGGAGATGCAAGAGGGTCTCTGAAGAAGATTGCTCCACCAACATCACCAAAAGTATCAGAGATAACTCTGATATTGGATACAGATGCTTGAGCACCACTGGTTTGACCAAGTAAAACCATACCAGTAGTAATGTATCCATTGTATCTACCAGCAACCTCATCTGCCAGTGCTTCAGTATCAATATTCAATACTGTTGAAGATGCAGAATATGATGTTGGAAGTGTTAGTGATTTATTGTATGGATTTAGTGAGAATGTTGTTGTAGGGCTATTGTATGTGCCTGTCTTGTGGTTTGGTTGGACAACTCTTGCACTAAACAGTCTGGTGCCACCGATGAAACCTTGGACAGTCTCACCTGCTTGGAATACTCCAGATGTCATTGAAATTTCAATGAGTTTCGGAACTATATCAATTCCGCTGGTGCCATCAAAGAATGGATAGTATCTTGTGAGTGGTTTGAGACCACCAGCAACAAATGCTACGTTTCTTGAGCGAATATGAGTATCTGGGACACTAGAAATCTTAACAGTCTCAATATAAGACCCATCAAAATCACCGGTGATTGTCCTTTCACCACCATTCACATAAATGTTTCTTACCCAATTATCTGATGCTGGAGAAAGAGAAATTCTTCCAATAAACTCAACCATGTTGAATGGATTGACATTCTCAACTCTAGATGCCAAAGGTTGCTCAATCCAGGACTTTTCAGAATACTTCAGTGTGATTAAATCACCCGTCTTCTGGACATCGGAATCTAAAAGTCTCAGATTAGAACTGAAGTCTGCAGTCTCAACATTAATAGATGGGTCTAACGCAATTTCTGGTTTGATTGAATAGAAATCAATCGGTGTCAACATTTCACCATTTTCAGTATCAATGTTAACTTCAGAAAGATTTGCATCAAGTCTTTGGACATCTCTAAAGTCATCGACAAAGAATCCAGACTTAAATCTATCAAATCCGTCAATGTCTCTAACTTGGAATGTCTTTGTATCAAGCTCTAAGAGAGAAAGTGATGTAAGAGTTTCGAGATTGGTAACTCTATCATCAATCTTTCCAATATCTCTCATGGTATATCTTCTATTATCCACAAGAGTGATTTTTGCATCATCTGGATTATAGAGATATGCAGGATATTCAATAGTTGCAATATCCATTGCTTCCTCTACATTTACTGGAAGCTTAGGATTGAGTGAAGAAACTCCTTTAATTACACTAAAGTTTCCAAACTTGTCCAATACCACTCTATCAATTCTTGGGAGATAGAAGTCATAACCAATCAGAGAATTTTCTAATGGTGCTACAACTAAAGTTGGATTAATACCAGAGGTGCCAAAAGTTCTACTTGCAAAACTAAATGGTGAAGAAGTTGTTGAAGAGAATCTTGCAACTCTTGGTCTAAAGTCCAAAGTATCTGAAGACCTTAATCCACTTGGAAGATAAGGAATGTCAGAAGTAAATCTTTCTTCATCATAAGAATTGACAGTATAAACATCACCATTATCATTAGTTGGGATGCTATAATAATCAAAAATTACCAGTAACTGATGAGATGGAATATAACCATCACCTTTTCTTACAATTCGTGAATAATCGTAATAATGCTCTCTCTGACCTTTATTGAGATAGAATTTATCAGTAATGTCCTGATAGCTTCCAACATTAACTACTTGTATTGTTGAAGTAATTGCAGATTCTTCAAAATCGACAACTTCACCAACAACAAATCTGTTGGAGTTTAAGTATACGACCTCAACTTTAGTTGCGGATGAGCGAGTTACAATTTGAGCAATAGCTCCATTGTCTCTTCCTACAATTCTTTCGCCAAGAATAGAATTCGTATCCAATCCGAGACCAGATGGAAACTCTAAAGAATCTAAAGTTGGAGCACTGCTATTATAGGATTCATAAACAGCAATAACTTTTACGGCATCGGGAAGATTAAGGGAAATTTCCTTATCTTCAACTCTCAATCCGTAGAAATTATTTTGCGTAAGACCAGAAGTGCTGGTTGATACTCCAGAAACAGTTCTTGTTACAGATACCTTTTCACTTCTTGTATATTCTTTCTTCTTATTTTTGATATTGTTTTTCTTAACTGTTGCATTGACAACAACATTACTCTGAGATGCTGTCAGACCACTGATAGTAACACTGTCACCACCAGAAGCTAAAGTGAATTGGTCTGAGGTTAAATCTTCAATTGCACCATTTGAATAGAAAATACCATATCTCTCAGCATCAAAAGATTCAAAGAAAGCACTTGTAATTCCAACTGAAGAAATTGGAATTGTCATACTTCCGCTAGAATCGGTAGTTTCTCCAGTAATTTGTTTGGTAACAATAAGATTTGAATCTGACAAACTTACTGATGCAACATCACTAGACCCGATGTTTGCATAAAGACCGCCATTTTCTCTAACTACAGGATTTGCAATAGAGAAAGTAACGTCTTGATTAGACCCTGGAAGACCACCATCGCAAACACCAAATACATCATTAACTGCAACTACAGTCATTGATGACCCGTCAGCAGAAACTGCAGATACTCTGTTGAAAGTTTCTGTCGTGACTCCAGCAATTTGATATCTAATGATAGTATCAGTCTTAATTCCTGTAAAGAATTTACCTGGTGATGTTACATTTCCTCCTGTTGTAATTCTAACTCTGTCAGCAATTCCAAAATTCTTTGGAAGTGTTTTTTGAAGTACAGTATCTGCAACAAAGTCTACACTCAGACCAGAGAATGAAGATGCGTCTTGCCATATAGACTTAACATCTTGAATTCCATAAACCTTGGAGGATTTTACAGACCTAGAAACTTCTGTTGTCTCATTAATGAGAAGTTGCTCACCATCAATAAATGTACCAGAAGTCTGTGTAAGTGTAATTTCCGATCCAGAAGCAGCAGTTGTAACATAACCAGATGCTCCACTACTTACACCACGAATAAATGATGTTGCTGGACATTGTGATGCTGATAACGATTCATTTACAGTCAGTTTTACATAAGTCTGGACATCAAAGAGGTATAAATCCCACTCAGTCGAATCATTAGAATATGCAGCATCAGTAACGCTGAATGAATAAATTCTTGCCTCACCAATCTCAACACCAGTTCCAGAAGTTGTAGAGTTTCTTCTCTGGCTAAAGAGTTTTACTGTATTTGTATTATTGTTAATACCAATAAAAGGTGTGCCAAATACATTATTAACTCTGAGAAGAGTACCAAACTCAAATGGGACCAAAGATTGTGAAACAGTTTTCTTATCTCTTGGTTTTTCTACATCCAAAACAGTTGTAGAAGATGTTTCAATGTCATATCCTCTTACATATGCCTTTCCTGCAGACACTTTAACAGACAAGAGGTTGTCTGATGGTGTATTCCCAGAATCAGTCTTCTGTAAAGATGTGTACACACCTTCGTTAGAAAGACCGTTGTTTAAGGATTCTTTTACTTCAATATTGAATCTACCAACCGAGTAGTCACCCGATTCTTCGTAAGTTCTCTTTGCGAAGTAATCTTTAATTATACTATACTCAGACTTATTTTGTAATTTTTTAATTTCACCATCTTCAATTCTCAACAACTCAACAAAAGTCTTATCATTGTAGTCTGTCAGACTCTTCTTAGAAAGAGTTGTAGAAATCTTCAGTCTATCTGCACCTGGTGCTGCATAGTTTGAAAATCCTTTTGCATTATCATAAAGTGATGCATCGTCTTTTGCAGTTACTAACTCTTCAGAGATTGTTAGACCAACTCTGTAAGATGGAGTTGCAGTATATGCATCTAAGATAATTTTATCTGCAGCAACGTCTACAAAAGTGCCTCTGATAAAATAAACACCTGCACCAATTGAAACTGATGTGCCTCTTGCACATGCATCTTGAGATACCAGAGTTGCAACGGTATCACCCTCACTTACTGGTGTGTTTCCGTAGGTAAAAGCATCATCCGTGATGAGCACTTCACCATCAGTGAAGTATGCGATCTCATTGTTTGTGCCAGATGAAAGATACTTAACAAACAGAGTTATATCTGTAATGCCATCTGCTTCGGAAACAGCAAGATATTTGTCTACTACAGCAACAATATCTGACGTTTCTCCTCTCAACCTCTTTCCAACAAGGCTGTTGGCATATGCTCCAACATCAATACCAAGATGCTCTTGATTAATTCTTACCGAGTAGTATTCAGCATCATAACTGATGTTTCCAGGGATGACCATCGATCCCTCTTTGAAAACATGACTACCAAACGCTTCTACTTGGTTTTGTAGAATTGATTGTAAAGTCGTTAACTCCCTAGCTTGAATAGGGAATCCTGGTTTAAATAAGACCCTGTAGAAATTATCATACTTGTCAAAATCATCATAATAAGGGCTTATATTGAGATTCGTTTTCTGTGGCATTTTTTAAAATTCCAGGATAATTTTAACGTCTTCTTTTTGTCTAGAATTTCTTGAAATCACGGGGCGATTATCAAGATAAATTACATCCCCCGACCCTTTATTTATCTCAGATGAGGAAAGTCCATTTGTAAATTGAGACCCAAGAGAAACAATTTTAGACCCAGTTGGATTTGTAGTAATCCCAGTAAATGCAGTATCAACAGAACCAGAAAAACCACCAGTAGTAGTTACTGCATTTCCAGTAGATTCAAAACTCAAAACTTTTGATAATGTAGAAATACCGACATAATCTGTGGTATCATAAGTAGTCTGGTTTAAAAACAGTGACCTGTCTTGGAAATACTTAATAACCTTGGTTTCAGCATCATATGATGCAACAAATCCTTTTGCAGTTCCATCAGTAACTGATTGGTTGATTCTATCGCCAATAGAAACTGTACCAGAAGTTGATGAAAACTTAATAGAACCAAGAGATGAGAATTGATTTTCTGTAAACAGAGCAGTTGACCCAATCGAAGTTGGATTCTTAACGATTCCAATCTGAGCAAAGTTAGTGTCTACTGGGAAATCTCTTGTAGAATCATCAAATCTTGCATAAACCAATACCTTATCAGCACCCAATTCTTTATAGATGTCATAACCATGACCTTTAGAAGGTGGAATGACCGGAATTAAGTTTGCTTTTGTTGAAGAGTTGGCATTGATTGACCCAAGATCTACAACACCATATGTGTATCCTTTACCACCAGAAGAAACTACCGTGTTTGTAATCTGACCAGAGCTATTAACTTCAACAACGACTTTTGCTCCAGACCCGTCACCGATGATATTTAATTCATGTGATCCCTGAGAGTATCCAGCACCACGATTATCAACATAAATTTTCTTTATCTGATTTTCATTTACATCAGAATTTGCATTACCTCTTACTGCAGTTATTTGTGCATTAGTAGAGGTTGACCAATCACTTGGGAGAGAAATATATTCTGTCGAATCAAACTTAATAATATCACTTGGAGTGATTGTAAAGAGATACTTCCAAACATACCCATCACCACTGACACCTGCTTTGGATGGCTCCAAGTCTGTGAAAGTTGGCTCATCTAATGATGCATTTCCTGTTGTATTAATACCCGAAGATCCATTATCAATGCAAATATAAACTTTATACTCACTGTTGATTACATAATAATTTGCATCATATAATCTGGATGACCTTGTAATTGGTGATAAGTTTGTCAGACTATAGTCATGACGATACATTTCATATTTTGTACCTCTCGCCCACTCAATCTTTCTTGCCAGTCTCCTTACATTGGTAGAGGTTACCCTCTTACCATACATCATACTGTCTCCAACAAAATTCTCATAGTTAAAATTATCAGTTGGAGTAGGAGTGTCAGTATCCCAATCAGTCTCTCTACCAAACCCAGACGCAGTTGGATTTGACAATCCTACAAAAACATAATATGAATTGGAATTACTGCCGACAGAATCTACGAAGTTTCCAGCATTTAATATTCTAAACTGGTCTGTTACAATTGCCGCCATCTTAATAGCTTTTTTCTATATTTATAACTATCCTAGATCTTTTCTCAAACTTCCACTATCTCTCAAACCATACCCTCTTCTTTGGATAGTTGGGAATGTTGATAATCCAGAATCAATTGTAAGACCAGTTACACCAATTGAAATTGGTGAAGATGCTCTGGTAAATCCAGAAAGTCTACCCCAAGAGAATTTTCCAACTGGTAAAGTAGTAGACCCAGTGGTAGATAAACCAGTAACATCAGTACCAGAATCAACATTAACAATGATGTTTGCGTTAGACCCACCAGGACTATTCAGTGTATGGATGATGTAGATGTTATCGCAGAATGTTGTACCAATTCCAACCACAGCAGAGTTACTATCATCGATAGATGTTACTCCAGATCCAACTCCAGTTCCGAAGATATGAATTGGATATCCAGTGGTAAGACCAGCAAATGAGCTAGAATTCAAGAAGAATTGAATTGCTAATGGATTTCCTGCAGTGCCAGTGGTTGTTGAGATGCCAGTTATAATACCAGAGAAACCTTCTACGGTACTAATTTCAATAATATTCTCATATGATACATTAGGAGTTGGAGCAAGGACTAATGGAGGATTTGAAGTAGTGTAACCAAATCCAGGATTAGTGACTGATACTGTGGTGATAATACCTGCAGTAATAGACCCAGTTGCTGTTGCTGTTGTCCCAACACCAACTCCTACAGACTTAGGTGCAGCAATAGAAAGGGTGACAGAAGAACCAGTATATCCAGACCCACCATCAACAATAGACAGTGAAGTGATTGTGCCAGCAGCAGAAACAACTGCGGTTATAGCAGCTGCTACTGGGTCATTACTGGAAACAATAAGACCATCAACATCACTAATTACGATTGATGATTCATTTTCTTCGTAGTTGAAGAATTGTGCATCATCTACAAATACCTCAGTGGCAGATGTTGAAAAATCACCAATTATTCTTGCAGTTGGATATACCTGAGCCTCAATAGAATCTCTAGACTTATAGACTAATTCACCATTGATATTCATATCAACTTTTTGCTTAGTCCAGTCAAATGGCTTGTAATTTTGCTCATCAATTCCAAGACCAGAATATATGTTTGTTTCAACTTTATCAGATGCAGTAATGTTATAGACAGTCCTGTCAGTTTGACTAGTTGTAAATCCAACAGTATCACTCTTCTTGACTCTTAAGGTATCGCCAACTTTTATTGTTTCATTAACAGTAACAGTTAAACTGTCTGTGTTGCGTGTTCCTCTGTAGAAGAAGATATCGATATCATCACCTTCTTCTGGTGGAGAAGTGAATATGAAAGATGTGCCTCCTTCAAAGAAGTAATTTAAACCAGGTTCTTGGATGACACCATTTACAAATATCAATAGGACATAATTTAGGTCAATCTTCGATGATTCCGAATCGTTTCTATCAATTTCGAAACTTAAAAGATTTCCATTATAGTAAAGTGGGAATCTAGTTCTAGCACCATTTTGTAATGTGTCAATTGGGTCAATAAAATCTAACTCTCCAAATTGCCATGAAGAGAAGGAATCTGTAAATATATCAAGAACTGTTACTTGGAATTGCTCTACTGGTGAAGATAGATTTACACCTGTGACAAGTCCTACAGGCGTAAAGACATCACCAACTCTAAATCCATATCCAGGTCTTGTAATCTTGAAGGAAGATACTTCAAACAAAGTAGACCCAATTCCAGTTCTGGAGCTAGCACCAACATCAATAGACATTAACAAACCAGTTCCTGTATCGGTAGTAGCACCAAATCCAAGTCTTGATACACCAGTAACACTCAGATTTTCGTAAGATGGCTCAGTTACATGTATTTGTGGATTGCTATATCCAGTGCCACCTGCACCAACTGAGAATGATAACGTACCACCTGCACCAACAGTTGCAGTGATAGAAGCAACATCACCTACATGACCACTTTCATATACAGATACACCGATTGAAACCAATCCATTATATCCAGATCCAACTATATCGGTAGCACCAAGACCGACAGATACGATAGACCCTCCAGCACCAACAACTGCAGTTACAGCAGCTCCGACAAGAGGTGCATATCCAAGACCAGGTGTTGAACCAAGCGAAACAATAATTCCACCTCTTGGAAGTTGATTTGTGTTGACATCATAATCAGAAATTAGTAATCCACCAGAAGTGGTAATACCAGTAAAGACTACAGTAGAAATACCAGCAGATTCGGTGAAACTATAGTTATTTCCTACATTATTTTGTGTAGTTGGTGTTTGGAAGATATCATTAATAAACAATACACCACTTCCAGTTTCAATTCCAGTTGTATTTGCTCCACCAACAGTCAAAGTGTATGAAGAATTAATACCAGTGAATGACTTCGAAATATTGTCATAGATTTGGTTAGTGGAGTAATCATCTCTCAGATATACTCTACCGCTGAATGATGACCTTGGAGTAGGAATATTACCAAGATCTACAACATCTGTGCTGTTTCCTTGTGGAGGCTCTGTGAAATATACTTTGTTATTGACGATGTTGAAAGATCCAAGATAAACTCTTGCAGTAGTGCCATCAGTGTGAGTAGATGCTGAAGATCCAACAAATCCTCTTACTGTCTTAACAATGTTAAAAGATCCAGTTCCTGTGATAGGTCCAACAGAAGTTGTGCCAAGACCAACAGAATCAACCTTGACATATTCGTTATCAATCTTCAAAAGATCTCCAGGGAGTATTGAAGATATTCCAGAAACTGAGAAGTAAGTGTTTCCTACACCAATAGATCCACCATTATCAAATAGAGTGCATGTATTTGGAGTAAATGCGATTGGACTTTGGACAACACCATCGACAAGAATGATGGATTTTTCCATTCTCTTGGACATTTCAAGAGTATGTGCGTTTCCACTACCTGAAGAACTAAATGTTACTGCAGTGCCAGCAGTCGCATTCGCTTTAGAAGTTGCTAATCTAAATTGGTCACTGTTAACTCTAATAGCATAAACTTCGTCTGGGAGGTCACTTGCTCCAGAAACTTGAATATCACTAGAAGATTGACCACTAAACGATGATGCAGAAACATAATTTAATTTTTCACCTGTGCTAAAGAAGTGATCTTTAATTGTAAAGGTGCCCGTGCCAAGATTTAAAACATCAGTGTTTGATGGATTAAAGGTTTTCTGGAAAATAGGTGTATTATTAGTCTTAAGGTCAAAGTCTAACTTATTAACTCTATTTCCATTTCTTCCATTGTATGCAGAAACTGAGACAGATTCTGAAATGGTGCCATAAGTTAAATCTAATGGAATGTTGATTAAATCTCTTTCTGTTTGAATAATTTCACTATAGGTTTGAATATTAACAGTATCAGTTACTGAAGCGTCTGGGTAGAATTTGACTATCAAGTCAGACCCACTGATTTCAGACCCGAAGGTGCCGATACCAGTTACACTATCATCAGATAAGAATGGATATTGAGTTAGATATGTATCAGTATTATCATGAATGGTCAACAATTGATGTAATGAAGTTGTGCTTCCATATCCAATTCTTGCAATAGTTTTAATAGAAGTAACATCACTCTTAGAAACTGTCAGTATTGTGGAAATACCTGATGCATTGACAAATCCACTTTCCAGTCTTGCGGTATTTTCAGAACCATCTGGTTGACCAGAGCTCTTAAATCTATAGGTGCCAATGCCAGATGCTGTAGTGCCAAATCCAACAATTCTAGTCCTGACAAATACATCATTAGAATCTGTATTGTTATATTTGATTGAGACAACACCAGAGTCTATATTAGCACTGAAAGATCCAATAAATCTTCCAGTCAATTCTGATGGGGAATCATTGTCAAAGTAGTATTCAGAAATATATGTGTCAGTGTCGTTGTGACTTACATAAAGTTCAACATAATTAATTTCATCAGTAGTCCTGTTTTCAACCTCAGCATTAATAAAGAATGCTTTTGCTGAACCAGTATCTGCACTGAAGAATGTTTGTGTAGTTGCACTTCCAACAGAAACATTTGCTCCAGTAAGATTGATAAATCCAATAGACTGAGTGCCAATTCCAGTAAGACCACTGGAGAAATTATTCTTCAGAATCTTAATATCATAGTCTGAGTTAAACTTTTCATCAGGAATAAATCTGAGTGAAAGTTCGTTGGATCCATTGATAAATCCAGTTAACTCACCAACTTCATTTGCTGTATTATATACTGACCCCTTCTCAACCGTAACAATGTCGCCAGATGGTGAAGGTAGAGTAATTACCTCTGTAGTCTGTCTTTCAGTATTATCTGGATTTACAATCTGAACTAAGAATCTGCTATATCCGTCATTGATGCTATAGTCAGATATGTCGGCATACAATTCAGTTTCTCCATTATTGCTGGAGAATTGTGCGCTAACATTGTCGATAGGAAGCACTCTGTTGCTTAAGCACTCAATATAATTGGACAGTTTCTTATTCTGCAACTTCAAGAATTTGGACTTTGTTGGTGAGAAACTTTGAGTGTCAATGTCAATAGCAAGGTCGTAATTCTTGATTGTATCAACTCTCTCCTCAGAGATGATATCCAACAATGCAAGACTTGAAGACGAGATGCTAGTGCCAGCAGCGACAGTAGACTTACTAGAAATCTCAGTATCCGCAAAATTCTTAAGACCGCTGGTGTGCAGTAAACGATTTACTGGATTTACAAGGTCTTCATACTCAATAGGACTCTTGATACTATAAGAGAGATTTTGATAGTAGTCATTATCGGGTGTTACTTGATAATCAAGATTCATCTTACCGATATCATCAGACCAACCCATATCCTTTCTCAAGGAATAATCTAGTCTAAAGAATGCTCTATTATTATCAAGAGACTCTACAGTAGCAATAGTTCCAGAATCCTTACCAAGAATTACTTCAGAAGCACTTAATTCATAGCTACCATAAATTTTTATACTGTCGCTCAAGTTTTCAGTAACAACTAAATCTCTTTCAACATATGTTGACCCATCCAAAGTGAAGAGTGTTTCTCCAATAATGAAATTGAGTGTTTCTTGAGTTATAGTAAATGTTGGGTAATCAGTTTGATTGATAATAGATGCATAATTGTTTTGGTCAGTAATTGCAACACCAGCATTTGTTGTATATGGTGATATATCAACAACTACTCGAGCTGGATTTGAATTCGTATATCCAATTACATTGAAGAAATTGTATTCATGATTAGAAGAGTTGAAACCATCTCCAGAAGTACCATACTTTCTAATATTCTCCAAGAATACTTTATCGCCAATAGAGAATGCATCAGTAGTGAAACCAGCAATAGGTGTTGTTAAGATGCATGTCAAGATACCAGAGGTAGATGAAATGCAACTTGCAATTCCAATACCATTGCTATTATTAACAGCATAAACTTTATTAACTGTATCCGAAAGACCTCTGGGGACTTCGACAATTTCAACTTCATCAATGGATGACCCTTGTAACTTTGCCTCTAAAATACCATTGGTGTATGCTTGACCAGTCAGTGGATTTACAACAACTAAGTCTGGAGCAGATGTGTAATTAGCACCACCGAAAGAAACGCCAACATTTGTGATTGTGTTTCTATTAACAAGATTGACGATTGGTGAAACAAATGCTTCTGGACTTAAGGTTTTATCAGCAGAGAAGTCAAATCCCTGGTCCTCAATAGTAACCTCATTAATTCTACCAATATTAGTAGACTCTGGAATAATATCAACACTTTCACCAGTGCTAGAAGCAATGCTTACAAACTTAGGAAGTTTCTTATAGTTTAAACCTTTTGATGTAATTCTCATGGAATCTACACCACCTTTCTCTGTCAAAGAAGTGGTAGAATACTTCAAGACTTCAGTATTGCTTTGGGTATATGAAGGTCTTTCTGGATTAGTTCTCAGAGAAATTGTAAATGTGGTGCTTCCAATTCCAGTTACGGAATATGTGCCATTGTAGTCACTATCAACAAATAAAATTTGAGAATAGTTTGCAACATTTTTATCAGATGTGCTAATGTATCCTGTTTTTTCTAAAGCATAGTAAACTTTGGTTGGAAGAGTGCTTCCATAATTCAGAGTTACTGATGCGTTAGTTGAAACACCTACAGTGCCAACTCCAGTAACATTGAAAGTTGTTGAAGACCCAACAGAAACCAATTCGTTGTAGAAATCTTTATCCTCAAAGAGTTTGAAGTTATATCCACTGAGAGAAGAATCAGTTACATCAAATACCAGATTGTTATTTCTAATAGTTTTGATTTGTGGATTGATTCTGGAGATTTCGTGACCAGATCCTCCAGTAGAAGCAAAACTTACTACTGATGGTGGTGAAGAAAGTGCATTGTAATATGTGCTTGAAAGATTGATGGTGTCATCATCAATTCTGTAAACATAGTATGACCCAGTTTCCAGACCAGAGATAACTTCATCAGAAGAATCGTAGAATACCTTATCGCCAGTCAAAAGACCGTGAGAAGATATTGTTAACTCATTAGTAGTTGTGCTAACTCCAGTTGAAGTAAATCCGATAGGATTAATAAGGAGTTTGTTGTTAGTAGAATTATACTTGACAACAATTGCTGTCGAGGTGCCAATTCCTACTGACTGATTTGGTTTTACAGTAAGAGTGACTCTATCATTTACTGCAAGTGAATGAGATTGTGATAATGTTAAAGTAGATTCAATTTTTTGTACTTTTGCAGTTACTTGTGTATAATTTGTTTCAAATGAATATTGATAATCAGTATCATCACCATTGGCAGTAAATGATCTGAAATACAAACCATCTGTGCTTGTTGTCAATCCAACTTCGGTTGTAAGTCCAATATAATCCTTAGACTTATTAATTACATAAAGTGTTTGAGAATCTCCAGCTGGAATGCTAAATGTCCCACTACCTTCTGTATTTGAAACAGAAACTGGATTGGACCCCGTTAACTTTTCAAAAACAACTGGTTGCGAAGTCTTGAATGGATGATTTGGTAAGTATATGCTTTGGGTTGGGACAGAAACAGTTTTGGTTATATCTCCGATTACATAGTTTTTAGAAACTGAAATACCAGTTGTAGTTCCAATACCAACAGAATGGGTTGGATTGAAGTATACTTTCTTATTCAGTTTTGAATTGAAGTATGGTGTCTTGACTGAGAGCGATAATTTTCCAGTCAATACGGATGCTTCTGTGGATGCAGTGTGTGCAGTGCCTGTAACACCCCTCAGTGCTCTTACAACCTTGTTTTCTGGGAATATAGTAAGGACGGATAGTTTCTCAGTACCAATAGCAACTGTGGACCCTACAGAGAGAGATACGGGAATTCTTGACACATACATGTCAGTAACAACCCCCGCAGTGGCATTACTTGGAATTTGTTTTATCAGGTAAGTCTTTTCTGATGTAACACCAACAATATGAGATTTAGTTAATCCACCAATAAAGGTTGAAAGTCCAGAAACAACAACACTGTTCCCATCACCAACAACATTGACTTTATCGATATGCAGAGAAACTGAGTTAGAATCTTCCCAGATTACCTTTGCACCTTGATATGTATTGACTGATGTATTTAAATTAGTAATAGTTTTTCCTGTAATGCTCTTAACATCTGCAGACAATCCACCACCATCTGTACCAGTATTATCGAATGATGCAACATCACCGACAGCATATCCAGTGCCAGCAAGATTGACAGTCAACTTATTAACTTCGCCCTTGGTTACGGAATCAATATTTGCTCTCTGGACTAAAATTTCATTAGACTCTGAAATAAAGTCATTATCAGAATACCTATCACCAACCTTATATGGGAAGGTATTTCTAACAAGGCTTGAGGAATTGAAATTGAAGTCTTGATTTACATTCTGAGAGACAAAGAGTGACTTGTAAGAATTTCCTACAAAGTATGGGAAAGTAGATTCGAAAGTTGTGGAGGATAATGTTGCAAAATATGCATAGACGCCATTTGGAAACTCTGGGGTCTTACAATATCTACCATTATACTGGTCAAGGTCTCCAGAATTATCAAACTTGTAATCTTCAACGAAGAAACCTGATGTAAAACCAGATGGTCTATCAGTTACATTAGAGGTTGATTTTGTGTATCCACTTACTAATACTTTAACAGAAGAGTTTACATCTGATGCATCACTATATCCATAAGATCCATAAATTGGATTACCATCATATGCCCATCCAATGATAGGTGAGTGCTGAGACCCAGTATCAGAGAATTGGTTTCCAATTGATGTTGTATATCCAACAACACCATACTCAAGACCTTGAAGATTTGTTGGATTATCTAATAATACTTCGCTGCCAAATCTATTCTCATTATTTACAGTTAACTCTCTTACTGATGCCTCAGCAAAAGCGTTTATACCTCTTGAAATAGCAGATATTGTGGTATTAGCATTGTATCCAATTCCACCATTAATAACTACAACTTGAGTAACTTCACCATTGGAAACGATTGCTCTTAATTTAGCACCAACACCCGCACCTACAACGGTTAGTTCTGGTGCAGAGCTATACTCACTTCCTGAGTTAGTTACTTGGACGGAAGAAACTCTACCACCCGTAACGATTGGTTTTAATTCAACTTCCTTACCAGTTTTAATTGATACGCTTGGTCTCTTATGGAAGTTGAGGACATTTGATCCATATCCAGTACCTTTTTCATAGAGATAAAGATTTGTAATTTCACCAGTAACAATTGGAGTAGCGGTTATAATTCCAGAGACGCCATCATACTCTGCACTAATATTCAACTGAATATCAGGATAACTGAAGTTATGATATCCAGTGCCAGTGCTAGTCAGATTGACATAATTACCACTTACATAATTTGTGGTAATAGTTGCACCAGCACCAGCAGAAGCAAGTCTAAACCTATCATCAGTTTGCTTGATGATGTAGTAACTAATTGTGGTTGAAAGACCTGCAATTACTGTACCAGTTGTTGTGTAGTTTACAATATCACCATCAGAAAATCCATGATTCTCAAAGAAGATATTGTCTTCTACTGTGGAGACATTTTCTGGTTTGACAATGAGTTTTTTATTCTCATAATCACTTCCAGGGTTGATAACTTTAATAGACCTGAGAGTATTCTTACCCTCAAGAGTTCTAAACTTATGAATACCCTGAGTGTTTGATGTTGTAAATCCTACAGTGTTGATACCTGCATTGTAATCAGATAATGTTGGATACAGTTTAACTGTCGTGCTATTAACAACTTCGGTATAGTAAACAGACCCACTGCTTAAAGTAGTGCCAGTATCTGCATTACTGCCACCAAAAGTACCTACACCAACAGCATTGTTTCCATTTCTATTATAAACAATAGCATCTCCGTTAGAAAACTTATGTTGTGTTGAGAAAGTCAGTGTATCTGCAGCGATATCGATACCACCACCATCAGTAGAAACTCTAGAGTCAAACTCTACTTCACGGAATCTTTTTTCTAAAACTGGATCTAAGATTGCACCACTACCATTTCCACCAGTCAAAGTTACTGATGTAATTCTCTTAATATCAAAATCTTGTGGGTCAACGATTACTTCTTTCAGACTACCCTTCAGAGTTGGTCTAACCAAAGCTGTTGTGCCAGCACCAGCAGATATCACTACATCTGGTGGATTGATTACATCATAACCACTACCAGTGTTGTATAATGTAATTTTATCCAATGGACCATAATAAATTTTATCATCCGATTTATAGTTAATAATCTCAACACCATTAACAAGCATTCCTGTAGAACCAGGAATAGTTGCTTCATTTTTACCCAGTTTAATATTTTTATCAAATGGGAATTTCTTAAGAACTTTCTGAGGTTTAATTTCTTCATCCTTCTGGGATGCTAATACAAAAGTATGAGATCCAGTTGAGCTTGATGAAGTAAATTCTACAGGGTTATCACTAACAATCAGAGACCTAGACAGATACAGTTTTATTTGATTATCGGGAGATAATACTTTGACATAGTAGTTGCCCTCTGGCATACCAGTCAGTGCTGCATCACTAGCACTGTAGTAAATTTCATCACCAGTGATAAAAGGAACACTAGTAGGGAAGGAAATAATAGAATACTTTTCAGTTATGCTATTGTATCCTTTTAATGTTGTGGAATTTGCTGAAGATATACTTGACTTCTTAACAGTTTTTGTTATCCCATATGATGGGAGTGAGTTTGATGCAACATAGAAGTATTCATCATTCTCATTATAAAGATTTTGTACATCGCTTACAAGAGCACCATTACCATACAAAACTGGAGTTCCAGTGCTGCTTGCTGTTTTTAACTTTCTTCTAATTGAATACTCAAGTGTTGAATTGTATGTAAATCCAATCAGATTATCTAAAGTAACTTGACTACCAGATATTGATGCAACGGTTGCATTTGCATGGTCAACATTCTCCGTAGACCCTAAGAGAATATCTACAGTATCTCCGACCTTTAAACTTGATTTATCAATATCCGACTTCAAGACAAAGTTGGACCCACTGATACTATCAACATAATATCTGCTGCTAGTATTGTAAATCCAGGAGTTTGCAAACAATTGCTTGTAGGTCTTATCACTTTCTGGATTTGTAATCTTTTCACCTACATTCTTCACATAGATTTTTTGTCCTTCAGTAGATAACTTGATGTCGCTGACTGTTTCAAACTTAGAAAGGACACCAGTAATACGGACTTCTACCTTTTTGGTAATATCTCCATTTTCATATCCAAAGAATACCTCATCAGTACGGATTTCGTCCGCAACTGAGATAGTATTATTAATACCACTACAACCTAAGAATTGATTTACAGTCTTAGATGTGTAGGTGATTGTATTGTTACCAGAAATCAATGTGCCAGAGGCAGGGAAACCAATGGTGGTATCAACAATAATTGAAGATGCACCTGCACTCGCAGTATTGATTGCTTTTGTTTTTGGTTGAATGTTGAAAGTACCTTCAATAAGGTCTCTGTCATCATATCCAACAAACAGACCGAGTTTGAAATATGTGACATTACCGCCTCTTGTGAAGACTTCTACCTCAGAAACTGATGCCTGAGTCTGAGAATCAGATGACTTTCTGATAGTCTGACCAATCAGTTTGCTAGGATCTCCAGAAATTGGCTCAACAACGATTACTTCTCTTCTTAAAAATTGAGACGAAGATGGTTTAATGAGACGATCTTCTAAATCAATAACCTTTGGAGTTACTCCATAGAGAACTTTGAAAAGAATTTTGAATGATTCTTCAGTACCTTTTGATTCGTAAAGAGATCTTGCTTCTTTGATGAAGTTGTTTACATTCAGATTAGATACAAAATCTACATTCTCCAGACCTGGAGTAAGAGTATACTTGAGTTTCTTATAAAATTCTTTCAGAAACTCAGAGCTTAAATTCTTTACAGTAGCACCAGATGTGTGTGCTGCCTGATCAGTTTCTTTAAAAATTAATTCTTCTGGATTTAATTCTGAACGATAAGAAGTAATTCCACTAAAACCTCTTACACAACCAGTGAAAGAGTTGGTCGTGATACCAGTATAAGTGAAAATTTCATTATCAATCTGAAATAAACCATACTGAGCAGGAAATCCTTTAGTAGATCCTACATGTACAGTGTCTGATGATGCAGTAATGCTTGAAGACAGAGTGGTAATACCAGTGATAACCTCTGGTGTAAGGTTATCAATCTTCAAATATTGGTCTAAGTTATTAGCAAGGTCTGCTGGAGCACCTTGATATTCCTGAGAGATATAATATTGCTTTAGAAAATCTACTGCCTTAGGACTTTCGGAACGTAAAAACTCTGGTAATTGGTTCTCAATAATTTGCTGAACTTTTACCCTCGTCTCAAATCCAGTTTTTATCATCTTATACCCTCTTTAGTTCTCCGTTTAAGTAGCTAGAAGTCGTCTTATATCCGACACCGGATATCTGTTCGCCAGAAGTAATAGTATCCTTAATCATATTTATCTTGCTATCAGCAACTGAGAAGCTAAGATAAAGGTCCTTCAGACCAATGACATCATTGGATTCTGGATATGCTTGAATCTCAATAATATTGTTTGCTTCAACTGTGGAAGTGATGTTTAAGGTGTTAAGAATAATCTCACCTTTGGTGTAATCAACCGTGCCAGCAGACTTAACTTCTACAATATAAGCACCACCTGTAGTGGATTCTTTAACGATTGACAATACACCCTTTCCACCAGTAGCGTCTGGGACATCAGTGAAGTAGAAGGTGCCAGTTCTTCCTGCAAGAGTAAATCCTGTGCTCTTAATGTTATATCCTTCTGGTTTGTAGTGGAAAGCATTACCGAAGCACAACTCATACTGGGCAGACTGATTAATCAGTGCTTTCAGATTTCTTCTAATAATAACTCTAGTAATGTTGGAGGTAATTCCATTATCAACATTATCAATCGTCTGACATAACTTGCTATACTTAAATCTACCACCAAACTTATTGATGTTTGATGAAGCAAATGTATTCAGAGTATTTGTAATCGTAGTTTTCAGGGCATTTACATTAGTAACCTGAGAAGGATTGTAGTAAACTGCCGAGTCAACTTCAACATAAAGAACTTTAAGGTCAATGATTTGCTGATTAATACCAGACAGTGAATAATTCTTCAGTTTGGTCAGAATGGTTTGTTTGTCAAAATCAGAAACATAGTCACCATTCTTCGGTTTGATGCTAATAACAACATTACCAAACTGTGGTGGGTCTAACTCTTCACCACCAACAACAGCAACAGATTCTGTGTTGGGGTAGATGGACTGAATAATCGCTTCGTAATCGCGTGCTGTGACCGCTCTGTACTGCGATGAATAGATTCTAGGAGCAAAGTACTTGATTGACTCAATACTCTCAATGTCACCCCCGTTAGCAGCGTTACTGACGGTTGTTACTGTTACAGTATTTGTGGGGACAACTACATTATTCAAGGAGTCAACAACTCTACCAGAGAAAGCAAAGTTAGAAGCACCATTACCATCCTTACCATCAGTGATGATATAAGAAACAGTAACTACTGCACCATTCTCTAATTTCTTACCAAAATATCCATCACCAAACAAGATTTCATACTTCTCATCCTGTACTTCCTGAAGTAAATAAATCTCTGATGTGGAATTGATATTTAAAATGTTTTCTGCCAGTGAATATTCTCTTCCTTCTCCTGTATCACTAATTCCTTTGACCTTAACAACGATTGTTGAGCTATCAATGAAGGAATTATTCAGAATAAATCTCTGATCTAACGACCCATCAACAGTAAAGACGTTTTTAACAAACGTACCTTGGTAGATATCAATACCAGTAAAGTTTGCAGTGCCACTTGAAACTGTGGTGGTTACACTTTCTGGAATTGAGAAGATATAATTCGTCTCATTCGTCGCTCCTACACACACCAGACCCGCTTGTAGGGTCATTGTAGGAGTGTTACTACTCGTTGTGACCGAGAAACTTACATTCGCCTTAGCAGCGCTTCTAGAGCGAGGTACATAACCAATGTTTCTTGCTAAGGAAACGACATTTTCCCTTAATGTTGCTGAATCCAAGAAGGATTCATTGACAATCATGTTGGAATTGAATGCCGTAATATAGGTATTATAAGCAAGAGTGTCGATTAAGACTGAAAAGTTGGACCCTTCGAAGTCAAAATCCGTAAAATTGGAGTTTGCACGAAGATAATCCTTAATTTGAGCCCTTATCTGGTCAAAATCTAGGTTTGTAAACTTAGTAAAAGGCATATTTACCTTGTTGCCTCTAGGATGAATGTAAATTCTTGAACTGGAAAGTCCTGACCGATGATATCGAAGATAATATTACATTCAAATGTGTTGTCATCAGGTTGTGGATTGACCTGAACCTCAACATTTGTTACTCTTGGCTCAAAATTTTCAATCGTAGTCAAAATTTGCTGTTGAATTACGGTTGCAGTACCATAATCAACGAAGTCAAACAGACTAGAACGCACATCAGACCCCAAAAGAGGTTGAAAAAATCGCTCTGTAGGAATAGTTTCCACTAAATTACGCACAGAGCGACGTATTGCATTCGCATTTTTAAGGACTGGAAGGTCCTTTGTCACCGGATGAGGGTCAAATGACAAACTAATGTCCTTAAATGCTCTTGATATCCGTGTGACAGCCATTGGTCAGAAGGTTTTCTTGCCTTTATTTATGCTTAAGACCAAGGATTTCCATAATTTGGCTCAGTGCCATACTCCCAATCATCATAATCTTCATCATTTCTGATTTTCTCATGAAGTTGTGACTGCTTTTTTAAGTCATGAGTCTTCTCATAGTCCATAATCTCTTGAAGAAACTCCTTCTTCTCCTCATAAACATTGATTCTTTCCATAGAACCATAGTCTGAGACGAGACGATTTGTGCCCCACATCTCTTTCATGTAG